TCTACCCGCGAGCAAGTTAAAAGCGGCGTGTCCCTCAAGGTTCAGAAGCGCAAAATCAAAAAGTTTGTCAAGGAAAAGTACAACCGTGAGGTGACTGAGTTTTTCATTGACGACGGCGTTTCCGGCACGAAAGCGTTGCTCGAACGGCCCGGCTCAAAAGCGCTAACCGATGTAATTGATCGCTACGACGTTGTCATTTGCACAAAACTGGACCGACTTTCTCGCAGCACCTCTGATCTTTTGCAGATCATTCCAACGCTGCAGGACATCGGCATCACCTTGTTTTTTTGCGAGCAATTTGGCGAAATGCCGATTGTGTACCCTAAAAAAGTGGAGAAAAAGGGGCTGCGCTCACGATTTGACATGAACGAAATGGCAAATCAAATCATGCTGATGGTGCTGTCTGCTGTTGCCGAAATCGAGCACGCGAACATCTGCGATCGCTTTGACGATGGAAAGCTCGACTGGGCAGAGCGCGGGTATCACATCGGCGGCGGCGTGCCCTATGGCTATGAGCGTAAAATCGAAATGCATGGCAACAAGAAACGTGTCAAGCTGGTGCCAATCCCCGAGCAGCTCGAAATCATCGAGACAATTCGTCGCCTGCACAAGCGAAAGCTAGGCTGCAAAAAAATTGCAACGCAAGTCAATTCGCTGCACAATGGCGCTGAAATGACGTATTCGAGGGTGCGCCGTATTTTAGCGCGCCAATATCAAGGAATGCACGAGGCTGCATAAATGTCCAACACGGGGTTAAACGGCTGGGGTCGCGGCACTTGGGGCTCTGGCCCGTGGAACTCAGCGGATACGATCACGCCGCCCAGTCAAGTTATCACGAGTGGGCTGGGCGCTTTGACGGTTTCTGGGGTCGAAAACGTCTCCGTCTCGCTCACTGGCTTCGGTTCCACCTTTTCAAACGGCACTCTATCGGTTACCCTATCCCCCAACGTGTCAATTTCTGGATTCGGGTTGACCTCGGCGGTCGGATTTATCAATATATATCAAGAAATTGATACGAGTCAGACCGCAAATTATGAAGAAATTTTGACTGTTTAGTCGGAGAAGATTATGGCTACTTATGTAAATGATTTAAGGCTTACCGAGCTCGCTGATGGCGAGGGTTCCGGGACTTGGGGCCAAACTACGAATACAAATTTAGAGCTAATCGGGCAAGCGTTGAGTTATGGCACCGAAGCAGCTTTTAGCTCAGATGCTAACGCGACCACCACTGTGGCAGATGGATCAACGGACCCCGCACGATCTTTATACTACAAAGTTACCTCTGGAGCCTCGCTTACGGCAACACGCGAGTTGACGATTGCGCCAAACACCATGAGTCGGGTAATGATTATAGAGAACGCAACAAGCGGCTCACAAATTATTACAATTAAACAGGGCAGTGGCGCAACGGTAAATATTCCAAACGGCGGTGTCAAAATTGTTTATCTGGATGGCGCAGGATCTGGTGCCGCTGTTGTTGAAGCAACTGTCGATCTGGATCTTACAGGCACCACGACGATCGCTGCACTTACTGCTTCTGGCGCTATTACCTCTAGTGGCGTTATCACAGGCTCAACCGTTGAAGCAACTGGCGATACATCTGCTGGTGACAACGCTGCGATGGGTTTCACATCAGCGGAAGGTCTTATTTTGACAGGTCAAGGCTCGACCAACGATGTCACGATCAAGAACGATGCAGATGCTGACGTTCTTGAAATACCTACGGGGACAACCAACGTCACCATCGCTGGAACACTTGGTGTGGCGGGTGGATCAACAAATGGTGTAGAAATCAGTCAAGGCGACATTGCACTAAAAAACGGCGGAACACAATCGACGATTAAGTTTTATTGTGAAAGCTCAAACGCTCATTACGCACAGCTTCAAGCACCCGCACACTCAGCTTTTGATGGCAACAAAACTTTAACGCTTCCAGCAGTCACAGACACTTTAGCTGGGATTGCTGCGACTCAGACGTTGACAAACAAAACGCTTACGACACCAACAATTACAACCCCCGTAGTAAACGCAGGACTACAGTTAAAGAACGGTGCAACAAGCGCAGGGTTTTTAGAATTTTTTGAAGACAGCGACAATGGTACAAATAAAGTAACACTTATAGGTCCAGCAAGCACCTCAGATATAACGCTAACATTACCTAGTTCTGATGGTGATGCATCTCAGGCGTTGATAACAGATGGGTCTGGTGTTTTAAGTTTTTCAACAGCAAAACTAGTTGGTAAAGAAACAATCTATGTTCCAGCAGCAGCTATGTATCCTAACACAACGGCTGGATGTGCTGCTTTAGCACAAGTTGAATTATCAAATGGCCCCGAACTTAAATGTTTAGATTTTGATGCTTCGTCTGATGAAAACGCCCAGTTTACTGTATGTTTTCCAAAGTCTTGGAACGAAGGAACAGTAACATTTCAAGCGTTTTGGACAGTCACTGGAACAAACACAGGCACTGTTGCATGGGGTTTATCGGGTGGTTCTATGGCTGACGATGCTTCGATTAATACAGCATTTGGCACAAACGTAGTTGCGACTGCAAAAGCGTTTTCTGGTACATCAAATGATATGACTGTTTCAGCAGAATCAGGTGCTGTCACCATTGCGAATGCAGCGGCTGATACCATGACATATTTTCAGATCATGAGAGATGTTTCAGCAGATAGTCAGTCAGGTGACGCAAGGCTGTTAGGCATAAAGTTATTCTTTACAACAGATGCTGCTAACGATGCATAGGGTAAAATAATGTCAGGATTTGGATTTAATGTTTTAGGTTTTGGAGCTTTTCCAAGTAGAGGGCCAGCCCCTCTTGATATTGAATTTCTATGTATTGCTGCTGGAGGAAGTGGTGGTAGTGCAGCAACTAATGATTATCAGCCCGGAGGTGGAGGTGCTGGTGGTCATGTAACTGGAACAGCTACTATTTCAGGATCTGATGCAATCTCAGTTACAGTTGGTGCTGGTGGTGCTGCTAGAGGTGGAAATGTAAATACAAGACCAAGTGGTCTTCAGGGGTCTTCGTCAACAATTGCAGGAATTTCAACCGATTCTGTAGGAGGCGGTGGAGGTGCTGGTGGAAGTAGTGGAACAGGAGGAACTGCTGGAGGATCTGGAGGCTCTGGTGGAGGTGCAGCAGCAGGAGGGAGTGTAGGAACAGGAACTTCTGGACAAGGTAATAATGGTGGGTCAGGAACAACTGATACCACAAGAAAAGGTGGCGGTGGTGGCGGCGGTGCTGGCGCAGTAGGAGGAAATGCTAGTGAAAATTCCGCAGGTAATGGTGGTGATGGAACAAATACATACTCTACTTGGGCTACTGCAACAAGCACAGGTGCAGATAGCGGTTATTATATGGGTGGTGGTTCTGGAGGTATAACAGGAGGGCAAAACCCAAAACCAGAAGGCGGTACAGGCGGTGGTGGCTCAACTAGAGATAACGTAGGCTATCCAAGTGGAACAGCCAATACAGGAAGTGGTGGCGGTGGTGGTGGTGGATCTAACGGAGGAACAATGTCAGGTGCTGGTGGTTCAGGAATTGTCATAATTAGGTATGATGGGGCACAAGCAGCTTCAGGAGGCACAGTTTCCTCTTATAGTGGAAAAACATATCATACTTTTACTTCTTCAGGTAATTTTACTAATGGAGATGTTTAACACCTATGAGTCATTTTGCTAAAGTCAGGAACAATATTGTAGAAGCGGTGATTGTTGCAGATCAAAATTTTATTGACTCTTTGCCATCAGAGTCTGGCGTAACGTGGGTACAGACTAGCTACAATACTAGGGGTGGTGTTCATTATGCACCTAATTCAAATACTGCTGATGGTGGTGTAGCTTTACGGAAAAATTATGCTGGTATTGGAGATACTTATGACTCTGTAAGAGATGCGTTTTATGCACCAAAACCTTATCCTAGTTGGATTTTGAATGAAACATCTTGTTTTTGGGAAGCTCCAGTAGCTCATCCAAATGATGGAAAATTATATCATTGGAATGAATCTAACTTAGCTTGGGAGGAAATAAAATAATGGAAATCAAGTTGTCTAGCCTTATAAACCTCGCTCCTGCTTTGTTAGTCGGCGCAGGTTTGATAGCAAGTTACACTACTCTTGAAGCGCAAAGTCAGGAAAACGCAGAGGACATCAGTGAGCTAAGTGAACAAGTTGACGAGATTGAGGATGAGGTGAATCAACTACAAAACCAGATGACACGTTCCGAGATCATTCAACAGAACACCGCAGAAGATCTGTCAGATGTTAAAGCAGATACAAAAGTTATACTCAACCTTCTCCAACAAAATCAAAGACGGCCTTCAACAGAATAACATGCCTACCGTCAAGGAAGCCATTCAAAAAATAGAGGTTCACGAGAAGGAATGTGCGCTTCGATATTCTTCCATAGAACAACGCCTAGAGTCTGGTTCTAAAAGATTCGACAAATTAGAGCTAATGTTATGGAGCATGTATCCGTTTATTATCACAGTGACGGCAGCTTTCAAATGGATAGGGTAATTAATGGAAATCATCGTATTTGCGTTGATGGTGCAACTAGCACCAGAACAAGACGAGAGGGTCGCAAGCTACTGGGTTAATCAAAAACAATGTGTTCATGTAGCCCGTGTTTTGTCGAGCCGTGAAGAGAATTACAAAAGTGTGTTAGCGTATTGTAAACCAGCTTTTGTTGATCCGATGAAAAACGAGATTCAGGGTTATGCCAAAAAAACTACAAAAAACCAGTAAGTATGCAAAGTATGACCTCGATGGGGACGGCGAAGTTACTGATGAGGAGTTGAGCCGTCATCAGGAAATGGTTGAGCTTGAACTACGCGAAGAAAAAGCAGATTCACAAAGAAACATGGCTTGGGTTGCCATGATTAGCATGGTCATGTTTTCTATTTTTCTCATGCTCCCCATGATGCCCGATAGCAGAGTCAAAGCCCTGTCTGATCTGCTTGGTTTGTTTTATATCGCACAAGCCTCTATAGTAGCGGCGTATTTTGGGGCAACCGCGTTTATGAGTAGACGATAGTGTGCTTGAAGAAATTGCAGCAGCAAACAAAGCAATTGATGTCATGCTTCAGTCGGTCAAGCATGGCAAAGACCTTTCTGCTTGTGCCGATTCGTGTGCAAATTATTTTAATAATAAGTCGATTCTTGCTCGACGATCAAATAAGAAAGGCCGGGGATCTGCTCTCCAAAATTTTATGGAGTTGGAGAAACTTAGAGAGAAAGAAGCAGAACTAAGAACAACAATGAAACTGGCTGGAAGGCCGGGACTTTGGGAAGATTTTTTAGAATTCCAAAAACAATGTAAACGGGAAAGAATTAGGCAGGAGAGAAAAAAGAAACAACTTGAAAATGCTACAATGTCGCAAGTAGTGCGATGGTTTAAATACATGATGACAGCAACTGCTTCTATTTTTAGCATGCTCATGGCGGTCATGGAATTTTTGAACGCGGGAAAAGGAGAATAGGATGTTACAAGCATTGATTGGACCTGTTGCAGGGTTACTTGACAAGTTTATCCCTGATGCCGATGAAAAAGCAAAGCTGGCTCATGACATAGCTACATTATCTGAGCGACATCATCAGGAAATTATGATGTCTCAAATAGAAGTTTTGAAAGCTGATGCCAAGGGAAATTGGTTTCAATCAAGCTGGAGACCGCTGTGCGGTTATATTTGTGTTTTTGCTCTTGCGGTCAATTTTTTAATTTCTCCAATTGCAGCAGGGTTTGGAATAATCATACCACAAGCAGACGCTGGTGTGATGATGCCAATTTTGCTTGGGATGTTGGGATTGGCTGGCGGTAGGAGTTACGAGCGCGTGAGAGGAGTTGGCAAAGGATGATTAGTTGGCTATATGAAAAACATTTAAAACTATTTTTTGGGCGCGAGTTTAAACGTGTTCGTGCGCGAGACAGCAAAGGACGTTACATAGCAGATGACAAATCTACGCCTGATAAGAACGAAGCGTATATCAATGTGTCTGCAGCGCTCAACGCTGACCAGATAAAAAAAGAAGCGCAATGAATTTTTATTCGGCAGTATTTTTGATTTGCAGTTACCTAGACGGCGAAAAACCAGTGTGCATGACAGAGACTAGCGTTGCCGCTTTTGACAGTGAGTTACAATGCCATATCTGGCTTGTTGAGCATGAAAAAGAAAACGGCAGGCTTTGGGCGGAGATGGAAAAATATGTTGTTAGCACGACTTGTGTTGATTGGAAATGGAAGGTTAATAAACGCTATCTTCGAGATCTTCAATCATGAAAACTAGTGCCGAAGGTGTTGCGCTTATAAAAAAATTTGAAGGCTGCAAACTGGAATCCTACTTGTGCAGCGCTGACGTGTGGACGCTTGGATTTGGGCACACTCGTGGCGTGAAAGAGGGTGATTCTTGCACGCAAGAGCAGGCGGAGGAAACGCTTGTAGAGGACTTGTTTGAGTTTGAAAAATATGTGCATAAATATGTGAACGTGCCGCTTGATCAAAATCAATTTGATGCGTTAGTGGCTTGGACGTTTAATCTTGGACCAACCAATCTCAGAGAATCGACTCTTCTCAAGAGAGTGAATGAAGAACGATTCTCTGATGTGCCAACCGAAATCAGAAGATGGAATCGGGCGAGCGGTGAAGTGGTGCAGGGGCTTGTCAGAAGACGCGCGGCAGAAGCTCTGCTATGGCAAGGCAAAGAGTGGGAGCACATTTGAGTTGAAAGATCTTGACGTTCTTTCGATGCAAGAAAGATCTGAAGCTGTCATTCTACTGAATAAATATGACGAGCTCGTCAAGCGTGACAAATGTCAAAAAGACTTCATGGCTTTTATTAACCATATGTGGCCTGACTTTGTGCAAGGTCGGCACCACAAAGTCATCGCAGAGAAATTTAACAAAATTGCCCAAGGCAAACTGAAGCGGTTGATTGTTTGCTTGCCCCCGAGGCACACAAAATCGGAATTTGCCTCTACCTTCTTTCCCGCTTGGTACATGGGGCTAAAAGGTAACTCAAAAATCATCCAGACGACGCATACGGCAGAACTTGCGGTTCGCTTCGGCAGGCGGGTCAGAAATTTAATTGATAGTGAAAAATACAAAGAAATATTCCCAGATTTGTATCTGCAAGCCGACAACAAAAGCGCGGGAAGATGGACCACCAATCAAGATGGCGAAAGTTTCTACGCAGGGGTTGGTGGTGCAATCACTGGGCGCGGAGCCGATCTTTTGATTATCGATGACCCGCACAGTGAACAAGATGCCATGTCTCCGACCGCGATGGATGCCGCGTATGAGTGGTACACGAGTGGACCCCGACAACGATTGCAGCCGGGCGGGATCATCATCATCGTCATGACACGATGGTCCACAAAAGATTTGGTTGGCAAGGTCATCAAAAGACAAGGCGAAGAGCACGCGGATCAATGGGATCTAATCGAGTTCCCTGCGATCATGCCTGAAACCGACAACCCGCTGTGGCCTGAGTTCTGGAAAAAAGAAGAGCTTTTGTCAGTAAAAGCGTCTCTGCCGATTTCAAAATGGAACGCCCAGTGGCTGCAGACACCGACGGCGGAGTCAGGGTCGATCGTCAAGCGAGAGTGGTGGCAAATGTGGGAGTCTCCTGACATACCGCCCTATAGCTACATCATTCAATCATATGACACGGCTTTCAGCAAAAAAGAAACGGCTGATTATTCAGCAATTACAACTTGGGCGGTTTTTCAGCCAGAGGAAGGCGGCACAGATCAAATCATCTTACTTGACGCAAAACGGTTGCGACTTGACTTTCCAGAGCTGAAAAGACTTGCTTGGGACGAATACAAATATTGGGAGCCTGACTGCGTTCTAATTGAAGCCAAAGCGAGTGGCACGCCGCTTACGCAGGAATTGAGAAGAATGGGTATCCCCGTCACAAGCTATGCGCCGAGTCGAGGACAAGATAAAGTAGCTCGAATGAATTCAGTTGCGCCAATTTTCGAATCTGGTATGGTGTGGGCGACGGACGATCAGTTTGCCGAAGAAGTTGTCGAAGAGATGGCGAGCTTCCCGTTCGGCGACCATGATGATTATTGCGATAGCGCGACCATGGCGCTGATGCGGTTTAGGCAGGGCGGGTTTTTGCAGCTTGATACTGATTATCCCGATGAAATTCAGTTTCTCAGAAAAGACAGACGAGTATATTACTGATGGCAATTGATACAATTACAGGCACTGAGAACAATCCTGATGTAATCGACACAGGCAGCATTACCGAGGTTGAAATTGAACCCACCGATGCAGAGCTACTTAGAAATGCCGCTGAAATACTAGTTACCGAGTCAGAACTTGTTCTCGACGATGAGGTTGAGGAGCTTCCCCAAATAGATTTTGATGCGAATCTTGTTGATGAACTGACTTCATCTGAACTGCTTAATCTAGCAAGCTCCGTCGTTCGATCAATTAAGGCAGACAAAGAATCCCGCAAAGACTGGGAAGAAACGTACATTGACGGACTTAAATATCTCGGCATGAAATTCGAGAAAATGCGTTCGCAGCCGTTTGAGGGATCAAGCGGTGTTATTCACCCAATCTTGGCGGAAAGTGTGACGCAGTTTCAAGCTCAGGCATACAAAGAGTTGTTGCCTGCCACTGGTCCAGTCAAAACCGAAGTCATTGGAGCTCGCACCGCAGAAGTGGATGCACAAGCCGAGCGTGTGCAGCAGTTCATGAATTTTTACATCATGAACGTGATGCAAGATTATGACCCCGAACTGGACATGCTCTTGTTCTATCTTCCGATAGCTGGCAGTGCTTTCAAAAAAGTTTATTACGACGTAAGCCAAAATCGAGCAATATCTAAATTTATTGAGCCAGAAAATTTAATTGTGCCCTATGACGCTGCAGATTTGAGTGGCGCAGAGCGTGTAACTCATGTTCTTTCGATGAGCAAAAACGAAATCAAGAAACAGCAGTTAAGCGGTTTCTACGCGAATATTGAACTGACCGGTGATGGCGGCAACATCACGCAAGATGAAATAGAGAAAACAATTGATGACATCGAAGGCACCTCGCCGACTTACATGGAAGAGCGGGATCGCACGGTGTTCGAAGTGCATACTGTTCTTGATCTGCCAAATTTTGAGGACACGGATGAGTCAGGTAAAACAACGGGTTTGAAGCTGCCCTACATCGTGACAATTGATGAGCCGTCACAGAAAGTGTTATCAATTCGTCGCAACTACCGACCTGATGATCCTTTGAAAAACAAAATTAATTATTTCGTGCAATACAAGTTCTTGCCGGGGCTTGGTTTTTACGGACTTGGCTTGAGCCACATGATCGGCGGCTTGTCGAAAGCCAGCACTTCGATATTGCGTCAGCTCATCGACGCTGGGACTTTGGCAAATCTACCCGCAGGCTTCAAAGCACGCGGCATGCGGATTCGCGATGAAGATGAACCGCTCCAGCCCGGCGAGTTCCGAGATATTGACACCACTGGATCTAGTCTACGAGAAAATCTTATTCCCCTTCCGATCAAAGAACCCTCAAATGTTTTAATGTCCTTACTCGGCTTGCTCGTTGAAAGCGGCAAACGCTTTGCGTCGATTGCAGACATGAACGTCGGCGATATGAATCAAGCCATGCCCGTTGGGACAACTGTTGCGCTGTTGGAACGCGGCACTAAGGTGATGAGCGCTATTCACAAACGGTTGCACTATGCTCAAAGACTTGAGTTCCAACTGCTGGCAAGAGTGTTTCAGGAATATCTGCCACCCGTGTATCCCTATGTGACGGGTAGCGCGCCACAAGAAATTAAATCACTTGACTTTGATGATCGTGTGGACGTGGTGCCAGTTTCTGATCCCAACATATTTTCGCAGAGCCAAAGAATTACGATGGCGCAGGAACTGCTCGCCATGGTGCAGAGCAATCCCGAGATACATGGGCCAAACGGCATTTACGAAGCATACCGCCGCATGTATGCAGCGCTTGGCGTTGATGACGTAGAGTCGCTTTTGCAGCCCCCCGCAGAACCTCAACCGCCACAACCTGTGGAAGCGGGATTGGAAAATGCTGCATTGATTCTGGGTCAGCCTGCACAGGCTTTCCCAGAGCAGGATCATATTGCCCACATCAACGCGCATCGATCTCTGTTTATGACGAAAGTTGTAACGGAAAACCCTGCTTTGCAAGGTCAGTTGATTGCACACATGATGCAGCATTTACAGTTTTTGGCAGAACAAATTGCGGTCGAGCGCATGCCTGAAGAAATAGTCGCGCAGCAGACCGAGCTGCAGGCTCTCATTGAGTCGGGGCAAGCGGTGCCCCCAGACCTCATTCAAGCGGTGGTGCAATTAGGTCAGCAAGCGCAAGCTCAAATTGCTGCTCCGATTCTTGCAGAAATGAGCGGTTCTCTGATAACCTCGCTTGGTCAGGACAACGAAACCGACCCATTGGTTGAAATTAGGCAGAGAGAACTTGATCTGCGTGAGAAACAAATTGAATTGGACAACGACCAGTTTGCTGCCAAACAAGGGCAAAGAGCAGCGGAGCAAGAGGCCAAAAATGTTTTGGAGAAAGAACGAATCGACACTAGTCGGGATATTGCCAAAGACAAACTTGATGTTGCGATAGCTCGGCTTGATCAGCAAGCAAATTTGAAACTGCTTGATTTGCAAAACAAACGAGGAGCAGCATGATGAAAGTCAAAGATTTGAGTAAGATAAAAAAAATGGATGTGCCTTTTGTGAAAAAAAAGGCAACGAAGAAAAAAACTCGTGGCACAGGTGCCGCGACAAAAGGACTGATGTACTACGACAAAACTTGAGGGATTATTATGGTTAACTCGTATCAAGCAGCAGCGGTTAAGGAGCTCAAAAAAGCAAAAGAACTTGCCCGATTGCACGAGCAGGAAACATTAATCGCGCAGCAAAAACAAAAAGCACGCGCGCACGATGCTCGAATGAAAGAGATAGCGGCGAAAGAAGCAAGAATTGCGAGTGGAGAAAAAACTCCACTTGCTGCGAAAGAAACCGCGTCTCCCGCCGTAACAGAAGCAAAAAAATCTGAGCCTGCAAAAAAGGTCAGCAGAAAAAAACCCGGCAAAAAACAAACCAAAAAAATGACAGAAAAAAGGTGAAAACATGCCTCACTACACTGAAGATTTAGACAAGGTTATTAAAGGTCTTAAAAAAGCATCCAAACTTCATGCGGGGCAGGCAAAAGAGCTTGAAAAAATAAAAAAAGATCAGGCTAAAGGCCACACAAATAAACGCTCGCGCACAAAAAAATAAAATCGTAAAAAAATGGATGATCTCGATCTACGTTCCTTTTTGCTTAAAAAAATTCACGAAGATCGTCAACGCATCGCAGAAACGATGCTCGACGGTTTGTTAGCCGACATGGCCCATTATAAAGATTTGCAAGGGAGGCTTGAAGTTCTCAAAGAAATGGAGCAAAATATTGCAGATTTTTACAAAATGGAACACTAATGAGCAAACTCAAATTAAAAACGCCTTACGTGGCGGAAAAAGAAAGAGTTCTTGATCCTTCACTTCTAGACAAAAATGCAATTGATCGTCTGCCTCAACCCACAGGTTGGCGGCTTTTGGTCATTCCCTTTTTTGGTGAAAGCAAATCGGCTGGCGGTATTGCGCTCACAAAGGAGACACGCGAGCGGGAGCAGCTTGCCTCTGTCGTTGCCAAGGTTATTCGTATGGGTCCGACGTGCTACGATGACGAGAAAAAGTATGGGACAACACCATGGTGCGCCGAAGGCGACTGGATTGCCATAGGTCGATATGCTGGGGCTCGTTTTAAAGTCCCCATCGAAGAAGGCGACAAGACAGAATTTATGGAGGCACGCATCATAAATGACGATGAAGTGATTGCCACGTTACTTGAACCGACTGACATAGTGAGTTTTCGATGAGTGAAGAAGAGCAGCAGCAAGAACTTGAAATCCACGTTCAGGATTCAGATCCGAAAGATGAGCTGGACAGCTATACGCGCGAGGTAAGCCAGCGCGTCAACAAAGAAAAGAAAAAAGCTCGGGACGCCGAAGAACGGGCATCCTACCTTGAGCAACTTGCAAAGCAGAAAGATGCTGAGTTGCAGCAATACAAACAATATGCCGTTTCGCAACAGAGCACTGTTCTTGAGAAAGAAGAGGAAGCTCTGACCAGCAAAGAGGCTCAAGTAGATGATATTTATCGAAAAGCTTTTGAGTCAGGTGACCCAGATTTGATGAGCAAAGCCACTACTTTGAAAAATGACGTGAGCATTCAAAAAGAAAGATTGCGTGTTGCGAAGATGCGAGCTGGACAAGGCGCACAACAAGCGCAATCGCAGGTCGTAGAACAGCCGCAGGCGCAACCGCAAGCTCAACCGCAAGCACCTAAACAAATAAAACCTTCTGATCAGGCTGTCGAATGGGCAGAGCGGAACGCTTGGTTTGACGCCACAGGAAACAGCGACTCAGAAGAACATAATGAGGCATCTATGTGGGCGTTATTCAATCACAACATGCTCGCAGCGCAAGGTGTTGAAGTAGATTCTGAAGAATATTACGAAAAACTGGACCAATCGATAAAAAGTAAGTATCCTAATTTAGTGAATGAACAACCTGTCGAGCAATCGGAAAAGCAACCCTCGGTGCAAAGAGTTGCCTCCGCCCCCTCGGGGCGACAAAAAACACAGGGAAAAAACGGCGTGAAGTTCACTCAGTCGGAAATGGAAAGAGCTTTGGCTCTAAAACCGCATGGCGAGGACGACAAAGCATGGTTGCAAAAAGTCGCCCGTGAAAAGCAGAAGATAGAGATGAGGCAAACAGGATGACGAAGAGAACACTTGAGCGCAGTGGCCGTGATGCAGAACAGCACGATAAACAAGTTCGTAGACAACCGTGGCGACCTGTTCGTCAGCTAGATACTCCTCCACCACCAGAAGGTTATGTTTATCGGTGGATACGGGAATCTATGCTGGGGAGCGAAGACCGCGCAAATGTCAGCCGAAGAGTGAGGGAAGGATTTGAGCTTGTGCGGGGCGAAGAGCTGCCGCCAGAATGGGTTCTCCCAACCATGGACGGCAGTGGCAGGCACGCGGGGGTCGTTTACAATGAGGGTTTGTTGCTGGCGAAGATACCTGAAGAATTGGTTGATCAGCGATCTGCTTACTACGAAAATATGACTCAGCAAGCAGATGATGCTCTGGACAACAACATGTTCAACGAGCAGCGTGGTGATCGCAAATATGTCAAGTATGAACCGCAGCGACAAACAAATGTTACTTTTGGAAGGAGGCCCTAAATGGCTAATCAAGATGCTGCATTTGGCATGAAGCCGATCCGCATGATCGGTGGCGCTCCCTACACGGGTGGACAATCCCGATACCGCATTGCCGCGAACTATGGAACATCAATTTTTCAAGGCGATATGGTAGCTCAGGTCACTGGAGGTACTGTAGAAGTACATGCCGACGGTGGCACCGTCCCAATCGTAGGAGTTTTTAATGGGTGCATGTACACAGATCCGACAACGTCGGAGCAAGTGTTTAGTAATTTCTATCCCGCGTCCACAAACGCAAGCGATATAATCGCATTTATAATCGATGATCCGTCGGTTGTGTTCGAGATTCAGTGTAACGCTGCATTCCCGATCGCAGACTTGTTCGGAAACTTCGATATTGTCTACACTACCGCTGGAAGCACAAGCACTGGTATTTCAGGTGCTGAGTTGAATGTTGCCGATGGTGGAACGGGCACTACGCTGTCGGTGAAAGTTATCGACATTTCGGAAGATCCAGAAAATTCTGACGTGTCGGCTGACGCGACTAATGTTCTCTGTGTGATTCAAAACCACGTATTTGGCGTCAAAGGCGCTGGATTAGCATAACAGGAGGCTTTAGACAATGGCTATTTCAAGAGCACAGCTCGCAAAAGAGTTGGAACCCGGCCTCAATGCTTTGTTTGGGCAGTCCTACGATTCATACGTTAATGAGTATGAGGAGATTTTTGCAATCGAGGATTCGCAGCGAGCATTCGAGGAGGAGGTGTTAATTACTGGCTTTGGTAATGCACCAACAAAAACTGAAGGTCAATCAGTGGCTTTCGACAACGCAAATGAAGGTTACACTGCCCGCTATACGCACGATACTGTTGCGTTAGCATTCGCGCTTGATAATTTCCGTGGGTGCGCTGCGTAGGAATACGCAGGACATAAGATGGTGAATTCAGTGAACATCTCAAAAGAGACAATACTGAGCCAAGCCTCGAAAGAGGAAGGTGCAACGACTATCCTGCAAAGGAGTACACTCAAGCGAGTGGAAGCGCCATCCAACCAGAACGGTTGAAGATATAGTCTGATCTGCATGGTGACATGCAGCGGCTCCCTGAAAAGGGAGCGGGATCGAAAGTAGCGAATCGATCTGAACAAAAAAGTCATTATAACTGATGACTTATGAACGGAAGAGGCTTTGGAAGATAATTTGTATGACTCCCTTGGGCGTCGGTACGTCAAAGCGTTGGCTAAAAGCATGCAAAACACGAAGGAAGTGAAGGGCGCCAGCGTTCTGAACAATGCTTTCTCGACGAGTTTTGCTGGCGGTGATGGCAAGCCTTTGATTGCAACTGACCACCCGCTTGCGGGAGGCGGCACATTGGCAAACCGTGCCACTACTATGGCTGACCTTAATGAAACATCGCTTGAGGATAATCTGATTGATATTTCGACGTTTACGGACGACCGTGGATTGACTATCAGCGTTCGTGCGACAAAACTTGTGGTTCCGCCACAGCTCGTTTTTGTTGCTGATCGAATCCTCAACTCGACCCTAAGATCAGGAACAGCGGATAACGATATCAACGCTATTCGTAACACGGGCGTATTGCCGGGTGGTTATACCGTCAATCACTTCCTGACAGATCCTGATGCTTATTTCATCCTGACAAGCGTCACCGACGCTGGTGAAGGTTTGAAGATGTTCCAACGAACTGCTATGGAAACAACCATGGAGCCAGATTTCAGCACTGGCAATCTCCGATATAAGTCGAGAGAGCGGTACTCGTTTGGACACTCTGACTTCAGAGGTATCTTCGGGTCACAAGGCGCTTAGAGAGTTTTCTCTCTCCCTGCCGAAAGGCATTGGGTTTGAAGGGGGGTGCTTGCACCCCCTTTTTTTATGCTACGTCTTCGAAGCTTTCAACATAAGCTGCCTTTGTGGGACGCTTGTAAAACCCAAACTTTTCGTCATCTTTGGATCGCTCGACAGCAGCAGTAAACTTGATTTTATCGCCTCGACTAACATCATCGATGGCGCTCGGAACAGATCCCCACAGTTTGAAACCGCGCCTGTCCTTGACAAGCATCTTTAATGTCCAACCGTACATAGACTCCTGCGACTTAACGCTTAACACCTCACCGCATACGTCAATACGACCATATGGTACAGGTTCTGCCGCAGCTAACTCTTCCTCTCGGCGCTTGAGCTCTTCCTCTCTGCGCTTGGCTTCTTCTTCTCTCTTCACTTTGCGAGGCGCATCAACAAACTCTTCAAGCAAATCAGCGACAACTTTGCTTCGGCAATAGACGTGCGAGCAAAGTTCTCCGTCATATTCAAATGTCGCACCTTGCTCCATACCCATGCGGTTTCGGTCGAAATTAGGCGCTGTCCGATTTAAGTTAAGCGCTTCTTTCAAATGCAAAAACACCCACTCAGGCACATACTCCGCGCGCACTTTTTTGTCGCCGCCGCCCATGCCTAAACCAAATTGTGAGCCGATGGGTAAAAACTCACCCGCCATAAACTCTCCGTCAACAAGCTCACCACCCTCGCGGTACTCCCAAACATAAAAATCGCAGGGCGCGTGGATTGTCATGCCGCTTTTGCCAATAGTCGGCGACAGTCCTTCGTTCCACTTTTCGCCTGCTTCAATGAACTTTTTCATGCGCGTTTCATCAGCCTTACGCATACGCTCATTCAGCTTCTCGACTGCAACTTGAATTGAGGTGGCTAATTCTTGAATTGTTTCCATACTCTCTCTCCTTATGCCCCCGGAGGGGCGGTTCAGTTAATTATTAGATCAACTTAGGGTGAACTTCCTTGAGCTTGTTATAGCGGCCCAGAAACATTTTTCCCCCGGCTTTAATGTCCGCATCGTCATCCCAGTTGCCTTCCAAAAAATCAATGGAAGCTCGATTGTGCAAATCGTCTGCAAACACTGCCAAAACATCGACATCAACTAGGGTAGAGGGCTTCACTTTCCCAGATGACAAGGCAACAAGAAAGTCGATGTAACGCTGCTCTAACATGTTGTCCACGTCGTCTGCCTCGATCCCTTTTGCACATTCAACAAAATTATCGATCTCACTGTAGGCATATTGATTGAGGGTGAACCGGATGCCAAATTTGACCTGTGGCACCATTGGCTTTTCCTTTGGTAATTCCCAGCTAAGTCTTTTCATCTTCTCTCTCCTGTTTTCAAATCATTTCTCACACTGTTAATATACCAAATTCCGTGTCAGTGTGCAACTATTTATAACAAGAAAATGCAAAAAACATCACATTTTTTAAAAAAAGTTGAGTTATTTGTGGTTTATCGTACACTACACAAGTCAAATATGGTGATTCACAAAGAGTCACTGGTCTAAGGAGGACTTTATTATGACGACGCATTTTACTTCAGGCGTAACGAATGTGAGCGCCGATGGCACTTTTGGTAAAATTAAAGCGCCAGATCCAACCAAATACCATGTTTATCATGAAGACTTCAACACCTACGCGGCTGCAGATTTCACCATTACCACCACTGAAGACGGCACAGGCTCTGCAACCGAAGCGTTAGGCGACGGCGACGGCGGCTTGCTTGTCATCACGAACGCGGCTGGTGACAACGATCATGATTTCTTCCAGCTTGTCAAAGAAGGCTTTAAATATGAGGCAGGCAAACAGATCGCGTTTAAAGCTCGTTTCAAAACCAGCGATGCAGACGCGAGCGATGTAGTGATGGGCTTGCAGCTAACAGATACGTCTCCGCTAAATGTGACGGATGGCATGTTCTTTTTGCTGACCGACGGCTCGACCACTTTGCAATTTATTGTGGAGAAAGATAGCACTCAAAGCACTCTTGATTTGCCAACCGCAATAGAGGATGACACTTTCACTACCGTCGGTTTTGTTTATTCGCCAAAAGATCAGAAGTTTCATGTTTTTCAAAACAATGTCTTGGCAGGCACGGTGGTCAACACCAATGCCCCAGATGATGAGGAAATGACCGTATCGTTTGGAATACAAAACGGTGCAGCGGCTGCGAAAGTCTTGACAGTTGACTACATCACGGCGATGAAAGAGCGCACAGCAGACGGCGAGCTATAAAAACGGAGGTGACACATGGCTGATGCAGTTTCTAGCCAAACGATTCAGGATGGTGAGCGAAAAGCTGTCTTGAAGTTTACCAACGTCAGCGACGGCACGGGGGAATCCGCAGTCAAAAAAGTTGATGTGTCAGAGCTTGGCGCAAATCTTCGAGGCGAGGCGTGCTCATCGGTTGCCATCAACAAAATCTGGTGGCAATGCGTAGGGATGTCCGTCAAAATTGATTTTGATGCAACGAGCAATGTCTTGGCAATTGGTTTATCGCCCGACTCGAATGGTTATCACGACTACAGTAACTTTAGCGGCATTCCGAATAACGCTGGAAGTGGCAAGACTGGTGATCTCGATTTTACTACCACGGGTGCCGACTCAGGCGACACTTACATGATCATCCTAGAACTGATCAAAGCGTATGGCTGATGTTAAACAAGTCAAAAGATTGAAATCGGGAAGGTTGAGCTATCGAGGCCAGACCTTCCCCGGCTTCAATCAACAGGTAAGGACCAAGGGCGAGAAGAAAAAGTTCAAGGTACTTGCCAAAAAAGGCGACCAAGTTAAAGTTGTCCGATATGGCGACCCCAATATGTCAATCAAAAAAGATCAACCAGACCGCAGAAAATCTTTTCGAGCGCGCCATAATTGCGATGCGGTCGAGAAGAAAAAAGATGTATTTGCTGCGTCTTATTGGTCCTGCAAAAATTGGTGATTTAAATGTCAGATGGAATTACAAGTCTAGTTAAGCCAGTTTCTTATGAAGAAACGCTGGCGTCTTTACCCCCTCGGCGCAGTCCTTATGAAGCGTTTAGTTATTTGTTGCAGCCACCATCGGTTCGTGATCGAGCGCCAGCTCAACCAGCACCAGCGCCGATGCCAACTCAGCCGATGCCGAGTGATCCTGTTGCGACTCAGCCTCCGCCTGTTGCGACTCAGCCTCCGCCTGCTACACCACCCATGCAAACAGATCCAACGCCCAGACCCGACCCAATGCCAGTCACACCAGAGGCTTTTGATCCAACCGTTCCAGTTTCTGATCCAATGCAACCTGAACGGCCTGACCCAATTATTGACACCAAAAAAACGCCCACTACGTTAGCTGAGTTGGAGGCGATGTTGGGTTATAAGTGGATCAAAAATGAAGATACAAGCCCAATTCGTAATACGATGTACACGGATCAAGATCGATTGAGAGATCTGGCGAAACAGTACGGTATTGCGCTTCCACCTGATGCTCCAATTGACATGACTGGTTTTGAAGATCCACCTTTAGATTCAACGCAGCCAGATGGAACAATGCCACCAGTTGGAACATTGCCGCCAACGCCGCCAGTTGGGGAAACGATACCAGTTGGAACGCCTCCGACAAATATGCCAGCGCCGGGCACTGTCATTCGTTTGCCCTATGGCGGCTCTTTCACAATTCCTGACGACATTCAAGAAAGAATTGACGCTGCAAAAGCGGCACAAGCAGGCACAACGCCACCACCAGTGGCAACGCCTACTATGCCAAGTTTGCCGCCAGTTGGAACAACCATACCTTTGCCATTTGGCGGTGGGTTGACAGTAACGCAAGATATGCAAGACAGAATAAACGCTGCAAGAGCGCAGGCAAATGCAAATCAGGCAGTCTCAGATACAATAACGATGCCCGACATGGACGAAGAAGATCGACAGCGCGTTGAGGCAAAACGTCAATTTCCAATGGGCGGCAGACGCGGTTTGATGTCGAGAGAAGCCATTGAAAATTTGCGGAAAAGGGTGGACGAAATGAGAACGCCTCCGCCAACGCCCATGATAGAACTACCAGCAGGCGCTCCTAGAACTATTCCTGAAGATGCGATTTCAGAAGACCTTTCAAGATTACCGCAAGGCATTGTCGCTGGTGGACCTAGACCAGATGGCAGACTTGTGTACACCTCTGTGCCTGTTGTGTCGCCGCCACCCCTCGATGTGCTGCAAAACAAAAACGGCTTTAATAAATTGCGCGACATTTTGGGGAGAGCAAGCGAAGTGAGAGACAGCCTCAGACCAGCCGACACAAGAAATCTAAGAAGAGCGCCGCAGTTGCCTATGCCGAGAAGAGTGCCGACCGTTCCTCCACTAAAACCAGCACGTCGTCAGATTCCAGTAAATACAGACAAGCAGGAAATGGTGAGAAGAGCGCTTGCAGAACGTATGCAAAATGTTGGAAGACTGCTAGGAAGGGGGCGAGGACGATGAGTGAAGTGCCAAAGAATGTTGCAAATCCCGCGCTTTATAAAAAAGCAAAGGCTAAGGCAAAAGCCAAGTTTGATGTTTATCCCAGTGCATATTCCAATGGTTGGATGGTGCAAGAGTACAAGCGCATGGGTGGAAAATATAAAGGTGCAAAAAAAGCTGAAGGCGGCGAAGTAAAAGGTTTTGACGCCAAAAAGTCTGATTTGAACAAGGATGGCAAGATTAGCCGTTATGAGCGCAAACGCGGTGAGGCCATAGCGCGTAACATGAACCAAGGCGGCAGCGTAGAGCTACAGGCTCGCGGGTGCGGTGCTATCATGAACAACAAGCGCAAAACAACTCGGGTTCCCCGTGGCTAAAAAGAAGAGGGGGCTTAAAGAATGGTTCGGCTCAGAAAACTGGGTTGACATCGGAGCACCTAAAAAAGGGGGCGGCTTCGAAAAATGTGGTAGGAAGTCAGCGAAGGATTCAAAAAGAGCTTATCCGAAGTGTGTGCCTGCCGCAAAAGCAGCAAGCATGACGAAGAAAGAAATAGCCTCTGCGGTCAAGCGCAAGCGTGCAAAACCGCAGGGCGTAGGTGGTAAACCAACTAATGTAAAAACTTTTGCAGCAGACGGAGGTACAATTGTGAAACGCGCAAAAATGATGAAGAAAGGCGGTAAAATGATGGCAAAGGGCGGTAAAATGATGATGAAGGGCGGCAACATGAAAAAGAATGGTGACATGCCCGGCGTCCCGCCAAACATGAAGAAAGGCGGTAAAATGATGGCGAAAGGTGGCAAAATGATGGCGAAAGGTGGGAAGATGTCTGCCAAAAACGGTGCTCGCAAAAAAGCCACTGGAGTTGCTAAAAACTTTCGCGCACCAAAATCATCGAATAGAGGTCTATTTGGGTAGATAAATTTGCGCTTTTGTGCAATCATGTCCAATTTGATGCACAGGAGCGCACATGAGTTATCTGCAAAGCAATATTCCCCACTTCCCCTGCTTCGTTCGCCGCGAATACACCCATAATCACCAGCAATACCATGGTGAGTTTTTGCATGCCCTTGCTATTGCGGTGACCACAATTCCTGATCGATCCCTCAGTTTTCAAGTAGTCTTCACGGGCGCTGAAACTTATGATGACGACAGCGAGCCAAATGTCCACGGCGGAGCGATGTGGGCACGGATGCCAATCAACGCTTTGGTTGCTGACGTGCCGCTTGAAGACTGGCCCGAGCCGATGATGGCTCACTTAGTGCAGCCATGGGATTGTAGCTCGCGACATCACGATGTCATCGTGCTCGACCGTGTGAGCAGCTCCCCTTGGATCTGCAAAATAGCGGGAGAATTTCACACCGCAAAGTATTATTTTACGGTTGACTACACCGATCACTCAATCGCGGATGATCCAGCACAGCATAAACAAAGCCACGTTCTTGAGCTCACAGATGCTGGACCGTGGACTGGGAATATCATTGCCTTGCCAAACAACCGAGTTCGCTGCACTAATCCTGCGTTGTGGCAAAGAGGCGAAGGGGCGCCTGACTTTAAGCCGTCGCAGTGGGTTATCAACGCAGAAAGTGATGACAGCTACCTCGACGCAGGCTATACTTTCGACAATCTTTATGCTAAGGGTGGGCAGGATGGCGACGAGCGGTAGTAAAAACTTTGAACTAGATGTTGCAGACTATGTCGAGGAAGCGTTTGAGCGCGTTGGCCTTGAACTTCGAACTGGTTATGATCTCAAAACAGCCACCCGCAGTCTCAATCTTATGCTCGCAGAATGGGCCAATCGTGGTCTCAACCAGTGGACTGTTAAGCAAAAAATCATCAGTTTGTCCGTCGGCACGGTTAGCTACACGATAGATTCGGTCAATCCCACAGCCACAATCGATGTGCTCGATGCCTTCAACCGCGAAACGATCAACTCCACCGACAATGATCTTACGATGACACGCATGAGTCGTGCCGAATATTCTCATTTGGCGACAAAGACAAGCACTGGCAAGCCAACCCAATTCTTCGTTGACAAGCAGATTTCACCAACGATTACGGTATGGCCCAGTCCAGATAAAGCTGGTTATTCAGTGCATCTAAACGTGCTTAGCCGAATGGATGATGCAGACGCAGCCGTTGACACGCTCGATATCCCTTTTCGGTTTTATCCGTGTTTAGCCGCAGGACTTGCCTACTATTTAGCGATGAAACGCGCGCCAGAGCGTATGCCAATTCTTAAACAAGTTTACGATGAAGAGTTTCAACGAGCCATGGACCAAGACCGTGCTAAAACATCGTTTTACATCACGCCCGGCACTTACTCGGATACGCCCTGATGCCATACGCCAGCGACAAATACGCTTACGGGATCTGCGATATTACTGGTTTTCGGTATCGGCGCAAAGACATGAAGAAAACGTGGCAGGGTTTTGTAGTTGGGCCCGACCAATTTGACGCAAAGCATCCACAGCTTTTCCCAAGGAAAGCCCCGCCTGATCCACAAGCCATTAAAGACGCAAGGCCAGATACTGCGGATGACAACAACTTTTTTCAGGTCTATACAAACGTCGGAGATGGAATTCTTGGCAAGCAACTTGACACATATGAGGTGACAACAAGCCTCGGTGAGATAACGGTGACGACATCATGAGCTTCACATTAGCGACTTTGAAAAGCACGATCCAAGATTACATGCAAGTGAATGAAACAACCTTCAATAACAATCTTGATGAATTCATCAGAACATCTGAAAGCAGAATCTTTCAACTGGTTCAATTGCCTCAACAAAGAAAAAACGTCACTGGAACAGCAACGAGCGGGTTACGATTTCTGAAAATACCAGAAGATTTTTATGCGCCGTTTTCACTGGCGGTTATTGACAGCAGCAACAAGTATCATTATTTAGAACTGAAGCATGTATCTTTTCTAAAAGAATTTAGCCCGACTACGACGACGACGGGACAACCTCGCTACTACAGTATTTTTGATGACACGGCTTTTGAACTCGCACCGATACCCGATTCAAACATCACAGTGGAAATTCATTACCTGAACAAGCCAACGTCCCTGACATCAGGCATTGATAGTGGCACAACGCTGCTGTCAACTGATTATCCAGATGCGTTATTTTTTGGCGCATTAGTCGAAGCTGCGGTTTTTTTGAAAGAGCCAAGCGATGTGATTGTAAACTTTGATCAGCGGTTCAAAGAGCAAATCGCGCGCATGAAGAATCTGGCAGAGGGTAGGCAGACAAAACAAGAATATCGATATGACCAGTTGCGAGTCAATGTGACGTGACAAAACCTGAACTGAAGGGCGCAAGGATCGCCATAATTGGTTTGGGCGGTAGTCAAGTTGATTTTGCAATCAACGTACAAAATTCGAAAACGTGGGACGAAGTTTGGGTGATCAACAGCGCAGTTTCGGTTTATCATGCCGATAGAATGTTTATGATGGACCCCGCGAGTCGCTATTTAGACACTGAAGACGCTGGTCTGCAAACCGAAGTAATGCGTCGAGTTTTGCCCGATATCCCCGCTGAAATACCAATTTATTCTTGCGTGAAGGATGAGCGCGTGCCAGCAATCGTTGAATACCCGCTTGCTGAGATCGCTGGAGAGTTTGCAACCGTCTATTTTAATAATACAGTTTCTTACGCTATTGCGTTTGCGCTTTGGTGCCGAGTCGGTCATATCGACTTCTACGGCATAGACTTCAGTTATAAACACAACTTGCACTTTGCGGAGGCGGGTAGAGCTTGTTGCGAATTTTGGATAAGCAAGTGTATGAGCGAAGGTATCATGATTGGGGCTCCATCAAGCAGCTCTCTCATGGATAACAATGTAGAGCTGGACCAAAAACTTTACGGTTATCATCGCCTTCATGACCCTCTGGTTGCGATTATGGATAATGACAGTCGATGGTTGATTTGCCCGAAGAGTCAGTTGAATGAAGCGGTCAAGCAACATGAGCTGCAATTTGATGAAGCGCCGACTGCGCCAGAGCCATATCGGGGGTGAGATGTTAGACACGGTTGGAGATTTTTCATTAGGGCAAATTGGTGTTGCAACTACGCAAAACTCGGGCCATACACCTGAATTTTGGGCGCAGCAAACAGCAGACAAAATTTGCTCGATCAGCGATTCCGCGCCTGAGCATGTGCGTCAGCAAGCTCATGCTTTCAAAAATGCAATTTATCATATAATATTGCTGAATGTGCGAAACGCTATAAAAAGCGATCGCACCACATTGTCAAACTTGATGAAAAATCAAGGACACGATGACATTGCTAAAATAATTTCGGAGATCTAACATGGCGATCACATCTGCGATTGTTACCTCCTTCAAGACAGAAGTTTTGAAGGGAACTCATAATTTTACCGCCAGCAGTGGCAACACATTCAAGCTCGCTTTGTATACTTCAAGTGCCACGCTTGGAGCGACAGCAACCGCATTCACAACGACCAATCAAGCAAGCGGGACAGGTTACAGCTCGGGTGGGTCGGCTCTGACAAGCGTCACTCCTGTTGCATCTGGCACAACCGCTGTTTGCGACTTTTCGGATTTGACATTTGGGTCAAGCACGATTACAGCGAGAGGCTGCATGTGTTACAACGATACAAACAGTAACAAAGCAGTTTTTGTAGCTGATTTTGGTGCTGATAAGTCAAGCTCAAGTGGCGACTTTACCATCGTGTTTCCTGCGGCTACGGCGACTGGGGCGATCATTCGCTTGGCTTGAATTATGCCGCTCGAAAAACTTATTTTCAAACCGGGCATTGTAAAGGAAGCCACGGATTATGCGGAAGGCGGCGGTTGGACCGACGGCAATCTTGTCAGATTTCGAAAAAACCGCGTTGAAAAAATTGGCGGATGGAAAAAATTAGGCACTTCAAACTTTCTCGGCACTCCGCGAGCAGGCCATGCTTGGATAGCGCTTGATGGCACAAAATATTTTGGTGTAGGTACAAATCTAAAATACTATATCGAGCAGGGTGACTCTTATTTTGACGTGACGCCAATTCGCTCAACGACAAGCGCAGGCGATGTGACTTTTGCAGCGACCAATGGCTCATCCACGATCACTGTGACCGACACTAGCCACGGCGCTGAAAACAATGACTTTGTTACTTTCAGCGGTGCTGCTTCATTAGGCGGCAATGTAACAGCGGCTGTGCTCAACCAAGAATATCAAATTGTTTTGGTGACGAGTGCAAACGCTTACACGATTGTTGCCAAAGATACGTCGGGCGCAACTGTTACAGCCAACAGCTCAGACTCTGGCAACGGCGGGTCAAGCACCGTTGGCGCTTATCAAACTAATACAGGCACTAACACATTTGTCTCGTCAACAGGCTGGGGGGTGAACGCTTGGGGTGCAGGCGCGTGGGGTTCTGCGAACGCAATCACCGATAAAAACCAACTTCGCCTGTGGACGCATGACAATTTTGGTGAAAACCTTATTATCAATCCGCGTGGCGGAGATCTTTTCAGATGGCTCGAAAGTAGCGGCACCAGTCAGCGAGCGGTCCAGTTATCCACTATAGCAACGGCAAATCAGGTTCCCACGCGAGCTCTGCAAGTCCTTACGAGTGAAAGAGATAGGCATTTGATTGTGCTTGGAGCTGATACCCTGAGCAGTGGATCTCGGACGGGCACGCTTGATCCCATGTTGATTGCGTTTTCTGACAGCGAAAATGAGCTTGAGTTCGAATCAAAATCAACTAACACGGCAGGCAGCGTGCGCCTGAGCGCTGGATCTTTGATCATTGGCGGCATAAAAAGCCGACAAGAAATATTGATTTGGACTGATACCGCTTTATACAACATGGCTTTTATTGGCGCGCCTTTGACCTTTGCTGTCAACCTTATCAATGAGGGCGCGGGATTGATCGGTCCAAAGGCCGCAGTAAGTAGTCCCGTAGGCGTATTTTTTGCGAGCAAAAGCGCGTTTTACCTTTACGCGGGTAGTGTCAGGCGGCTCCCTTGCACCGTACAAGAGTATGTTTTTCAGGACATTGACCTCTCTCAGGCTTTTAAATGCCACATAGGTCTTAATTCAGAGTACAGCGAATTCTGGTTCTTTTACCCGTCCATTGAGGACGACACTGGCGAGATATCCCGCTTTGTCACATACAATTATGAATCAGGGGTCTGGTCTATTGGAAAATTGAAACGATACTTCTGGACCGATCAGGGCGTTGAAGATCACCCCCGAGCGGGTGCAGATATTAGTGGATCATTCTGTATATTTGAACACGAAGACGGTTATGACGATGACACGTCTGTCATGACAGACGTGTTTGTGGAATCGGGCGACATGGATATTGGCGATGGTGAGCAGTTTTCTTTTGTGAAGAAAATTATCCCTGATGTTCGCTTTGTGTTGGAGGATGGCGTTTCGGCAGATGCAGCTCTAAACATTGTGCTAAAACGACGCAATGAGCCTCTGGAAAGCCTGACAACCGATACCACGACACAAGTCAAAGCAAGCGCGCCTTTTACAAATTTGAGGACTCGCGCGCGTCAACTTGTTTTTCGGTTCGAGTCCGATGAGGATGCGACCGACGCGCTCGGCTACAAATGGCGTTTGGGCGACTCGCGAATTGAGATTCAACCAAGCGGAAGACGATGAGCAAGTTGCTTGAAACGCAACTGCCGCTTGCTACAGGTGACGAGGTAACGCCTGACATTTACAATCGCTTGGTTCGAATATTAGAGCTAAACTTAGGCGCAATCGATATATCGATTAGCCCACATTTCACGCAAAACCAAGTTGACAGTTTACAATTTGCCACTGGCGCTATAATATTCAATTCAACGACCGAAGTTCATCAAGCATTTGACGGAAAAACAATGCGTAATTTGTATGAGCATCAAACAACTCTAAGCAGCTTCAGTGTCACTTCGGCTCTGGGCAGCATTTCGGTGACCGTATGAATCCTATCCTGAAAAGCAGAATTGAGAACCTTCTTGGCTCTAGCCTTGAAACTATGTACCCCGGCGATATGTCGCAAGGACAACTTGACACCACACGCGAGCGACTTCAAACAGATCCTGAGTTTGCAGAGCGTTATTATGAAGGCACGGATTATGACGCGCCTCTGCCGAGTGCCGCTCCTTCAACTCTTGTTCGCGATCCCTTTAATGCAAATCCTGACCCGCGAATAAATATAGTTTTACCGGAACGAGGCGTTGGGGCTGTAAGCGAAAATGAAAGAGTTTTTGTGAATCAAAAAATACGGGAGCAAATGGAAGCCCTGATGAACGCTCAGACGATGGCCGATGATCCAGTCGAGAAGCGGCAAATTGGGCATTTGCAGGAAGGCTTGCAGACGGCAATGAATGCGCCTTTTGCCGACCAAGCAGCTATGCTGGCAAATATGGGCAGAGGTGATGACTCTACGATGGCGCATTTGCGAGCGGGTGAAGTTGTGCTGCCACCTGAAGCGTTTGATGACCCAGTGTTTGAAGCGGTGGTGGAGAACAAATTTAACGATCTCGACATCAACCCAGAAAAAGCGGTGGTGGGCGTCGGCATTGCTTCGCTTAACCCCAGTACAGGACTTGAGGAATTTGGTTTCTTCAAAAAGATAGCGAAAGGCGTCAAAAAAGTTGTGAAAAAGGTTGCAAAACCGTTGGCTCAAGTCGGTCAGTTTATCCCCGGCCCTCACCAACCATTTGCGGCGATGGCAAACAAAGCGTTTACGGTCTACGACGTAGCTAAAGGAAGAGCGAGCCCTTTTGCGCTGGCAGGCGCTTTTGCTCCCACTAAATTTCCCACTGGGGGTGGTGGAGGAATAGGAGGTTTAGGCGGTTTTTTAACACAGCCTGTGGGTGGCTACCAAGGAAATTTTTTCGATAGATTTATAGGTGGGATAGGCGATTTAGCGTCAGGTGCTTATGAGTATGTCATGCCGGGCGCTGACAACGTGGGATTATTTGGTAACTTAGGTAATACCATTGGGCGAGCTGGAGAATATATATTGCCGGGCCAAGATGACAGAGGATTGTTCAGCAATCTCGGAAGAGATCTATTTGGCATTGGCAAAACACCGCAAGAGCAAGTCAATGATTTGATCATGAATTCTGACGAAGTAACAGCGAAAGCAGTGTCTGACGCGCTTGAAAGCGGCATGACGCCAGAACAGATTCTAGGAACCTATGGTCAGGCGCAGCAGATGGCAGGCATGGGCGGCATGTTCGGCGGTACTCAACCCTATCCAGTGATGGGTGGAGGAATGCAACCTTACGGAATGATGGGCGGCAACCAAGGATTCGGCTTTCAGCAGGCAGGACTAGGCGGGTTGCTTCAACAAGCGTTGCCTTTCTTAGGCACGGGCGCTGCCATGTATGCCGCGAACAAGGCTGATGATGGACTTTTCGGGCTCGATTTTCTAACGCCTAAAAATATTGGCATCGGCGCGCTAGTCGGTGGCCTTGGCAAACTTGCCTATGATGCTACGAAAGACGAAAAAGGTGTACCGCTAACGCCGCTTACACAAATGTCACCGACGGGGCGCTACAACATTGAAGCTGAAATAGCAAATCGCATGGGTCAAGCTGCCCCAAATCCAGTTGAATTTGGCTTGCTGCCTGCAGGCACGTTTCCTGAGTTAACTGGTGGGGCGCCAGCACAGAGGGCGCTTGGTGGGCCCGTAATGGCTTTTGCCGAGGGTGGTGATGTAGACGAGACAGAATACAAGCGCATGAGTGGCGACATTGATGGTGCTGGCACAGAAACCAGTGATGATATACCCGCAATGTTGTCTGATGGCGAGTTTGTGATGACAGGCCGCGCAGTGCGCGGCGCTGGCTCTTTTGACATGAAGGAAAAAGGCGGGATCATTACCCTTAAAAAAACAAAAGAAGAAAGTCGTAGCGATGGCACTGACATGATGTACAAGCTGATGGACACGTTTGAGGGATCAGCGAGGGCTGCGACATGAATCCAGAAGATTTCTTTCACTCCACTGGCACGACTGTCTACACAGACTATGATCCTGCCACTCGCACGGTCAAAGTGCAAAGAGGTGGAGTTATGGGGATGTCTGATGCTGGTCGGATGAGTGTCGATAGGCTGATGGATGAAACAGATATTTCGGGTACGTCTGACGATGGTCTTTCAATTAGAAGGGGAAATTATGACCCCCAATTTGCACAGGCGTTTCAACAATTTGAGGCTGCTCAACCAACATTGCCACAGACAACACCGAGTCCAAAAGGTTTCAGTTATCGTCCTGAAGTTACGGAGGGATATGACCAAATATATACCTCTTACAGTGATTATGACCCAGTATCTCAGACGGTAAAAAAGAAAACCTCTGGTGGTATGTTAGGTAGGACTTTTGAAAGCAGGGTCAATGTAAATGATGTGCGAGATCCAAAATTTGCGGAAGCATTGCAACAATTTCAAGCTGGACAGGGACAACCCCAGACAACACCGAATCAACCCGTAACAACGCAACCGAGCCCCGACGCAACTCAACCGCCAGTTCAATCATCCCTAGATGTGCGAATGAGTCGCATGCCCTACGCCGCATCTGTCGTGCGTGATGACACGTCGATGGACCCAATACTGCAGCAGTTGTTATATGGCACAGGTGGTATTGGCGGATTTGTGCCCGGCGCTATGCGAGCTGCAGAAAGAACCTTTTTCGATTCGGAAGGCAGGCCGATTGTCATACCTGAGCTTGCTGCAGAATTTACGCCAGATCAACTGGTGGCACAGCAGTTAGCTCGACAGCAAGTTGGTAGTTTTCAGCCTTTTGCAGGCGCTGCAGAAAGCGCGTTCAGGCGAGGTATCGGAAGCCTTTCGGAAAGGCAAGAGCAACAGCTTGAGCAGGCTCAAAAAGCGCTCGCAGTGCAGGAAGAAGCCGCAAAGGCAGCAGACACTTTTGGTATTGACCTAACGGAAGCTGCAGATGTTTTGCGCGGCACGGGCAGAGAGTTTGATCCAACTTTAACTGATCGTTTTTACGATCCGTTTGAGAAAAAAGTGGTACAGCAGACGGTCGAAGATGCTTTGGAGGGTCTTGCAAAATCTGACATTGCAGCGCGTCAGAGAGATATCCTACAGGGCGGTGAATCAGCGTTTGGCTCTCGCGCAAGACTCAGCGCCGCAGAACGAGCCGAAGCGCTCGGTAAGGGTCTGGCACAGCAATTGTCGGGCATACGAAGCCGAGGCTTTTTACAAGCGCAAAGCGCAGCGCAACAGGAACTTGCTAGACAAGAAGCAGCAGAGCGTGCAAAATCAACGGGACTTGCAGGGCTTGCTGGTCAAAGACTGACGGGCACGCTATCAAGTGCAGGACAACTCGCTCAAGGCTACGGTCAGCTAGGCAACGTGCAAGGCTCGATCGGTCAGCAGCAAGCAGCAGCTCAGGGTGCATTTGGTCAGCAATTGACAGGATTAGGTCAACAAGTCAGAGGCAATCTGCAGCAAGACATTAGCGGAATAGCAGGATCGGGCGCGCAGCAGCAACAACAAACACAGCGAGAGCTGGATATGCAGCGTCGCGCTTTGATGCAAGCACAGCAAGCTCCGCTACAACAGTTCCAAGCGTTACAGCCATTTGTGGCGCAAGGCATACAGGGCGCTGGTCGTGGCTCGCAAGTCAGAACACAATTTACGCCACCGCCAAATCCGCTGACTGCGGGGCTAGGCGTGGGCTTGAGCGCGCTAGGCACGGTTGGTAATTTAGCTTATCCAAGGCCAACTTACGGAAATGAGCCAATAAATACCGTTAGCAACCCAGTTACTGGAATAAATCAATTTAGTCGCCCCGAGCAACCAGTCGGATTTTACGGCGCTAACCCAAATCAATTTTATTCAGCGGCTCAACCAGTTCAGCCCATGCCGATGCCAAATCCTTACAACCAACCAATGCCGGGCCAGACCCGCACGTTGAGCGTGTAACATGAATCAGTTTATGAGCGGTATCGTTCCGTTAGTTGATGAAGCGCGGCGTCAGTATGTGAATCTCGAAGAGCCTAAGCCATTGCTTGAGCCTTTAACGCCTGAGATGCCGCAAGATCCGCCTGTGGTGCCTCCAACCACATTGTTTAATATCAAGATGCAAGAAATGACAGACGCACTTAAAAACAAGGCGCAAACTCCTTCTGTGGAAGTTGAGGAGAAAGATAATTTTCTTAAAGATTACACTAAATATAAAGACAGAATGTCTGAAGTTTTACAGTATTCGCCAAAACCCAGTATATTTGATGCAGCAACCGATATCGGAGCGGCTCTATTGGCAGACACCAGACAAAATCCTTATGTCGGTTTGGGAAAAGGGTTCTTAACTTTTAATGAAAGAGTAAGAAAGAAAGATGAAGAAAGAAGACAAATAGATCAGCGTGTTGGCTTGGAAGCTATAAAATTAGCCACTGAGGATGAGCGGCTCGCCGATAAGTATTTGAACGACTACAATTTAAAGATATTAGAAAAACGGCTTGAATCGCCTGCTCTTGTTGAATATGAAGTTGATGAGATAGATCCAAGCACGCAGAAGCCAACTGGCAATAAAGTTATCCTAAAAATTGACAAAAACAATACGGCTGAAGTGATGGCAATTCAGGCTGACCCATCTGCCCGTTTAATCGAACCCGCCAAATCGCAGATTACGATTGAAGCAGAAAAGGATGAGCCCAAAGCAGACAAAGAGGCTCGGGGGTCACTTAGCAAGATAGAAGATGATTTAGCCGAAGCAAAACAGCGCGGTAGATCACAAAAAGATTTGATAGATCGATTTTTAGTTGAAGTTAACAGGTTATCGGATGACGATTTTGGAAATGTCGAAGCAGCTACTTTGCAAGTTAGAAAGGTGATGGATGAGCTTGGAATTAAATATGACACTAAAGGGGTAATTGGCTCTCAAGAGTTACTTGGCTCTTTGGGCACCCGATTAGCTATGGGTTTAATACAAAACACGAAAGGCGCAATCACAGAAATGGAAATGCGTTTATTTTTATCTGCTTCCCCCACTTTGGCTTCAACAAAAGAAGGGCTCCTAGAATTGGCGGATTATCTTGGAAGAATTGCTAATCGCGACATAAACAGATCGGTAGATTACAATCGAGCTTTGGCTAAAGAAAATTTGCACGATCGGGTCTTGGATGATGGCACGATTGAGCCGCTCACAGATCGACAAAGACTAAACGCCACAAATTCTTATCTGGATGAATGGTACAAGGCTAACCCATTTCTTACCGAAAAAGAACGAGAAGAGCTTGCAGATTTAGCAAAAAAATATCCAGAGCGTTTGCCGGGTTATCAAGCAGAAATTGAACGTGCTAATTTCTTTGATGACTATCAAGGCAGAACAACTGGCTCAGGATTTAGTTTCAACGATTAACAGGAATGATAACAATTGGCAGAAGAAACAAAAACAGTCGAAATTCAAACTGAGTTTGGAAATTTTACCATTAGGGATGTTCCGATTAACATGTCTGAGGAAAAGCTCCGCGAGATTAAAAGTTCTGAAATCGCAAAAGAAACCGAAAACCTAAGACGACAAACTCTTGAAAGTTTTGGTCTCTCTGATGACGATATCAATAGAGACTTGGAGCGTTCAGGTGTTATCAATGCCCTGTTATCTGGTTTAAGCAACGACGAGGCTTACAAGTTAGCTTGGCTTGCCAAAAAAAGATTTCCAGAAATGGAAGATCCTGCATCCTTATATTTCATTGATGAGGATGGAGAATTTAGCTACATAGATCCAGAAACATTTAAACCAAAAAAAGAGTTCAGGGACGGCGCTTTCAACGACATGCTTTTCGGGGCGGCTGAATTAGTTGGGCCAACCGCGCAATTTTTGGCTGAAACAATACCGGGCACGGTAGCCCTCACATATGGTACTTTTGCGACGGGCAGTCCACTAGCAGGCGGGGTGGCGGCAGGAACTGCAACTGGGATTGGCGGAGGCACTGCTTACGCACTGCGTGAAGGGATCTCTGAAGCGTTTGACGGCCCACCACTTAACGTCGCCAAAGCCAAAAATGATTTAACTAGTTCTAGCCTTTTTGGGTCGATTCCTTTTGGTGCTGGCGTATCTCAAAGCACGGGTGATATCTTTAAAGCGGTCACTGGAAAGTTTCCTGACAGAGACGGTCGCAGGATATTGCAAGACATCATTGCCGAGGGAGGCAGCGACGCTGAGTCAAAAATAAAATATGCCAAAGATAAATATGATGTGGTTTTGACAAAAGCAGAGGCTGAAGGAATTGTCGGAAACGCTGCTTTGTTACAAAAATATTTGCAAATGCAGGGCGGATCGCAAAAAATCTGGGACTTCTATCACGACCGTGCTTTACAGGTTGAGGAGCAGGCAAATGTTTTTTTCGATGAAATACTGGGTGGCAAATATCTTGATGACGCACGAAGAGCAAAGCTGTCAGGTGTTCAGACCTTAGATCCCGAAATGGATCTTGCTGAAGCAGCAGATAGAGTTTTGAGGAGGCTGGCGAAAGAAAGGAAAGAGCGAGCAAAGCCAATGTATGCTGCTGCGTATGATTTAGATGTTGATGTTGATATCTCAGGAGTTGCCAATGCGGTAAAGGCAAAGCTCGACAATCCAAATATATCGAAACCAACAAAAACGGCTTACAAAGCCATCTATAATAGTTTGTTGGATAAAACAAAGCCAATACTCGACGAAGGGAAGATCGTAGGTTACGAGCTACGTTCAGACACTAAACTTATTCATGATGCGCTAGTAGAAGATTTTGACAATGTTTTTGATACGCTTTCATTGCCAAAAAGAGCTAGGCTCAAAAGAGAAATATCCATACTGAGGGAGGATCTATCGAAACAGCTCAAAGCTGCCAACCCGCTTTTTAAAAAAGCAACAGAAACTTATGATATGACTACGGGGCATCTTCAAATGCTCGAAAGGACCATCATAAATGATTTGGCAAAAGCAGTTGAGAAAGGCGGCGAGCAGGCAGCGCGACTCACACAAAGGCTCTTCAATGGCAACATCACACCTCAGAAAGTAACGGAATTAAAAAAACTAATTACCGAAGAAGACCCTCAAGTTTGGCAAAACATTTTAGGACATTGGCTTCGCACTCAGTTTGACGAAGCAATCGCTGCAACTGATAACGTGCTTGGCGTACCCAATCGCTTTCTGTCTCGAATTGGCATGCGCGGCAGGGTGTTCACGGGCAGGGGCGCTCAGGCCACTAGAGGTAAAAAAGCAAGGGTTTTTGAAGCAGCGCTTGGCAAAGATGAATTTGATAACTTCAAGGATCTTGTTGAGTTGATGCAGGCAACAAGTTATGTGGCGACAAAATCTGGATCGCCAACGCAGCCATTTTTAGCAATGCAAAGAGCGATGGAGGCGGTGGCTGGTGGCAGGCAGAGCTATGCCGTTAGCTTGATGAGGTCTATGATCGAACTGCCCTCCAGATTGGTAGCAAGAGGATTTGATGACGCTGCAAAAGCTACTCTTGCCCTGCAAAAAGAAAATTTTGAAGACAGAATCATTCAAGCATTGATCGACCCAAAAATGGCTGAACAATTAAAAAAAGAAATTGAGGCCGTAAAGCCAATCGTATATTTTGGCGTGCAAGCTGCAGCAACGGGAAGTAGTGCTTTATTGGAAAACTTGGCTTCTGAATCAGATAAATATAACGAAAGAAACAAAGAGTTGATACGCAGTGAAACTGGACTTCAAATTCAAGAACGGGCTAGAGACGCTTACAAAGTCATGGAAGAAAGAGATCGAGCCCGAGAAGAAAGAGAAAAAAGTCGCCTTGAGTCTTCAATTAATTCCATACAAATGAATCCGATTGATTTTGAAAGCTCGCCACAAATAAATCCCGCACTATCCCCGACATTGCTACCAAATCCGCAGGATAGAGAGATAGCAATGCGGCGACAGGGGATAGGCGGATTGGCTTAATCTGCTTGCGGTTCGCCAATAATCACAGCGCCGTCAACTTCAAACTGCAACTCATAGCCCATCGTCGCGTCCTCAATGTTCTTCAGTATCAGGTTGCGACTGATCAGTCTGAGCAACGCTGCTTGTTGATGCAGTGAGCTACGGCTAAAGAAATCAAGCACTTCGCTACTTTCGAGCATTGGTTGATAAGATTGCGGAACTTTCTTCTTGTCAAACAGATCAAACATTAACCCGTCGCCTCTGTTCATAGTTGGCTCGACGAGTAAATATCTCATCATGCTTGTCTTCGATCATCATCCGCAATTGATCAATCTTGGTTCTGCGCTCTTGATAGCAAATTTCTTCAAGCAGATTGTAAGTATCCTGATCAACAGCTAAACTCTTCCGATGCTGTCTTGTCTTCGTTTTCTCTTCAATGTCCATACGATATTCCACAAAGTTTTGTAAATTATTGCACAAAGATGTAACATTGTAAACATGCATCAGTTAACAAATTACATGCTATCGCTGCAATCAAACTGGTTTGTCAATCAACCACTCCTGCAGGCAGTGAATGATTCTGTGCCGTTGATAGCCAGATACAAGGCGAAGTCTGGACGCGAGTCTTTGGAGAAGACCGAGTTGCGGCAGATGTGCAGACAGATCTTTCCAGACATTTATCGTTTTCCATTGTTGCGTCGGCAATACTGCACGATGCTTCTGGATGAGATAGAGTTGATGCGCGGCAGGCTGATGTTCGAAACGAACGACAGTGAAGACGAGCTGCGACAGATACCAGAGATTGTGTTGAAAGACAAGTGTCCCGAGCTCTATCGGCAAATGTGGTTTTTGGTGCGCACAGTCATCAACCCGGTCATTATGTCGCTTTACTGCCGAGACAATCTAGAGATTGCTTCAGTGCAGATTGCCAACTATAACCCGAAAGATAAACAGCAGGGCGCTTGGCATCACGATGACTCAGCAGATATTTCCGTGGTTGTGCCACTCAACACAAAAAAATACGAGGGCGGCGGCACCGAGTTCTACGGTAAAGGTAAGATGAAGCCGCTCCCGACTGGGCATGCATTAATCTTTCCTAGCTTTTCAAATCTTCACCGAGGGCTTGCAGTCGAGTCAGGTGACAGGTATCTTCTAGTCTTCTGGCTCGTTGACAGAACGCGCGCGGTTGATCTGGTTAGTGAGGTTTTTCAAGAATGAAGGCATTTGTTTACAAAGCCAAAATAGTTCGAGTCGTCGATGGCGATACGGTGGACTGCGACTTGGACCTTGGTTTCTCAACGATTCTTAAAAAGAAACGGATAAGACTCTCGGGTATCAACGCGCCTGAATCAAGGACGCGCAATCTTGAAGAAAAGAAACTTGGGCTCGCTGCAAAGGCAAGACTTGGCGTGCTGTGCGGTGATGAAGTCATTTTGGACAGTGAGGGCGTCGGGAAGTTTGGTAGAATCCTCGGCGTGCTGTACACGCTTGACGGCGAAAACATCAATGAGAAACTCGTTGCCGAGGGGCACGCTCGGCATTATGATGGCGGTAAGCGAACAGGTTGGTAAGACGTTGGCGCGGATGCGTTAGTGGTTTATCGGCAACTCTCCATGCCGTAAAAAAATCCGCGCAGACCATAGGGGTTTTTTCCTTTTTCCCCGCATGAATCCGACGTAGTTCCATCGGGGGTCGAAGCGGAACTCTTCATCTGTTATCAGTTATAAGCACCTTTCCTATATTCCAAATTATTCTAAACAAAGTGTAAATTACTTGTATACAGTGTTGCACACTGACACGGGATCTGTATAATAAGGGATGTAAGAGATTGATTCACAAACAGCCCAGAGGGCAGGAGAGAGAAGATGACTAAGCGAGAAATTTTTGAAAAGCTGAAGGAAGAGTATTTGAAAAATCTGAGCGTAGCAGCTTATATCAAATATCGAGACACAAGTTACTCTGTAACTGAGAAAGAAAAAAGAAGTTATCGAGTTGGAGAATGGGAGGAGGACGCGCATCGAATGGTTGAAATGATGCACCTATTGGAGCTACCTAAAAAGTGGATCAATGACTTTAACGCATCGATGGAGCTCCTGACTTGGGAGAATTGTGAGGGAGAAATTGAGAACGGTGACTCCATACCTTGTAGTGCTCGTGAGATGTACCTTTACGAAAAGGTAGTAAAAGGTTATGACATAGCTAAAATATTTGATGACAACGGCTATTTGATCGAAAAAGAGGAGGCAGCGTAATTCCAACTGACGAGCTGGGCGGGTGGTCCCCGCCCCGAAACCGAAAGGTCTTGGATAACCAGATAGCCCAAAAGGGCAGGAGAGAGAAGATGAAAACTTATAAAGCAAAAGTAGAGTTGTTTCGGAATGGCAGCTTAAATGAACAGGCGGTGCGGGAGTGCGGCACCCGTATGGAGGCATGCATCCTCCACACACTCCAAACCGTTTTTGATGAAGCGCTCACCCTATCAATGGAGCATTTAGACGCTCTGTGCCTTCAAAAGGTCGGCAGTTCTCTCTTAATTAACGTGAGCACAGAGGGAAGTTTGGAGGTCTGTGATAAGGAAGGATATTTGAGCATAAAGACTAGCAAGTGGGACTTTCGCCTTCAGTATGACGACAACGCTCCCATTCACGCAAGATTAAGTACAGTGCCCTATGTCTTTAGGACAAGCAGCACGCTTGATAACCGCACGACGCAAGTCAACATATTTATTGTGCCCGAAGGTGAGGGTCAAATGCGTTCTGAGATCACGTTGTCCGACGTAACGGCAGAAACCTTTGAAAGTGTACAGAACCAGTGTTTCGGCTATGGCTACGGAACCACGGTGAAGGCTATCACTCTTCTCTCAGAGCAAGAGGAGGTAGCGTGATGGAAAACAAAAAACGTAATTGGAAAACAATTGAGCTACCAACTTTTAAAGTGGTTTGGACGCCCGATCTTAAATTTTCGAACAAGGACATTCTAGCTGGCGCAGGCCACCTTGTTGAAATGGAAGCGGTCACGGAAGACAAGGCGCATCAAATCGCTCAAAAGTTAAACAACGAAACATTTGATGCTGCTGGGTTATACAAAATCATCAACATAGAATGGGAGGCGTCATCATAAAAACGGGGGCTCACGCCCCCTTTTTTTGCTTCATCTTTTCCACATACCCAATGTAACTTTCCTTGTACTTGGATTCCCACCACTCCCGCCAGTTCTGTTTCTTTGATCGGTAAGGCACAACATGGTCCTGCTTTTTCCAGATATATCGGGCAGCATGGTACTTGATCTGCTCCGCCCAGAGTGCCTCCTGCTCGTCAGTAGAGATCTTCATGACTAAACTCCGTCACTTCGTCGCCCCGGTTAAAAGGCAGATAGCTATCCTCTTTCTTGCATGAAATGCCCAAATTAAGCGCCTGCTCATTCTTAGCAATGCCGTATTGGATAGCAGTCTCTGACAGCGTGTACACGCCGTATGGATACGGCGCTGCCTTCTCAACGGCTAAGAAGTAAAACTTATCAGCCGTCAAACCTGAATGCCTGCACGCAGTCAGGTAAAAAGCTGCTTGCTGGAAATACAAGAAATTATTAATTGCAGATCGAAAGCCTCTGGGTGATGCATCGCGGCACGTCTTCAAGTCCCAGACGTTGATGCCGTCGTACCAGTCAATCTTGGCTTTGCATGGATGACCGAACCACTCAAAACAAACGGTCAGTTCAACCTGATCACCTTTCTTCGGCACATAATCAATCAAGACCTCACGACGCGCCATGCAGACATCAATCAGATCTTGCTTAACGGGGGTGCGATCACCTACGCCCTGCAGCCAATCGTCATATTCCTGCTTGCCTGCCTTAGTACGTTTGTTAACTTCTGGTTCAAGAATAAATTCATCCCAGAACTTGTCGAGCTCCAAAAACACAGTGTGCTGCACCCGCCCTTCGAGCAGGGCAGGACTCTCGGTCCTTTTCTCCGCGTAGCGCCAAGTGAACGGGCACTTGGCGATTGACGTGAGATCATGACTGCGCCACGCCGGGATCGAGTCATAGGTTGGGTAGTCGAGATCGTGATATATTCCTGTTTTAAATTTCATGATGTAATTAACCTCATTCCGTATTCATTGTTACCCTGCTTGACCTCAACGCCTTCTTTCAACACAAATCGGTTTTTTTTGAAGGGCCTGTAGTCAACGTGGTGGTGCCATCTGTTGAAACGCCAAACCACAGAGGCTACATCAGGGTGTAGCTCTGCAATCATCTGGCTTTTCGGCTTCGTGCCTTCCGTTGCGTAAAATTCTTTGGTGTTACCGCCAGACATCCGCTGCGTGGTAACCTTACCGCAAAGGAAAGCGTTGAATTGCACGGTGCAATAGCCGTCTTTGAGAACCCGCAAGCAGATGTCTGTGTCTTCGTTGTATCGGCCTCTCCATCTGAAGGGGACGCTGTTATTTATCAAAAGGCAGCTATAAATCCTTGTGTTCAGCACGAAGGGAGGGACAGGATCAGTGGATTTGCAAAACGAATAATAATTCAATCCGCTTATGGCGACGTTTTGATACCGTTCAACAAAGTCTTCGGCAGCTCGTAGAGTTGCGCCCGTCCTTACGACAATCTTTTCGTTGTTATGAAGCCTGTGAAACGCATCGAGATTGTCATCCATCACCCAGTGCATTTTTGACCCCTCGGAGATCGAATGATCCCACGCAAAGTTCCTAGCAGCGCCCGGCCCTTTTGACTTACCTTCTTCGTCGTCACAGGTGTCATATTCTTCGAGATAGTGCTCTGGCAGGACAAGCAGCCTATCCTCCCCGACTACATCCGCATAATTTTGCAGCTCCTGCTTTTCGACAATCACACGAAAAGGCACCCCCATTTTATCTAGCGCCCTAGCTGTCAAAAGGTTGTGCCAACGCCCTTTGCTGACAATATAAACGGGGTGTTTAGCCGTCATCATCAACCCATGCTTTTTTGTTGTGATCTGCACCCCAGTGGGATTTGAAAGGGAACCAGATGCTTTTAGTTTTATAGGTGAGCTGCTGATCAATCAGGGTTGAAAAAACTTCAAGATCCGCCTGAGTTTCAAAACGTATGTTGATACAAGCAAACGGTTCTTTTTTGCCCTGCTCAAACGCAGGCATATCTTGCCAGTGTTCGTCCCACCAATTAGGCTCTTCTCCAAAAAAATTACCTTGCTTCACTCCAACTCCTCGATCAGCCGATTTGTGTACCAAATCATTTTTTTTAGGTCCTCTACTGGCTTGCCTTTTTTGTCAAAGCGACACGCATACTTGATGATGTTTCCCGCGAGATACCCTTGGAATCGCTCATCGCCGAGCGCTGATTTGATGGAGTCAATTGTTTCCACCGATCCAGCGTTGTAGTGATGTGGAGAGTTGACCATATCATCACTTTTTGTTTTTACTTTTTTTTGCACATTTTTTCTACTGATCTGTTTCATACTATTTGTTCTAAAATTATCATCTTCTGGACAAGCTAAATAAGAAAAACTTACGTTCAGTGCATCTGCCAGATTTTGCATTTTTTTACGACGCGGCTCACTGTGCCCATCGAGCCACTTCCTTACAGCTTCTTGGCTAACCCCTAACATTTTTGCCAAGTGTGTCTGACGGCCCATGCCCAAGGATGGGATATCTGGGTGGCTGTCACATAATTTGTTAAGGTGAATAGCAAAAGGCGTTGGATTATTAGGTTTTCGTATCATCACCTACGCTCCTTGGGCACGGTCCCGCAAATACTGGTTCTTTGGCGCGCGCTTAATTCATCGGCAATGTCGAGAATCTTCATCGCCATCGAAGGATGACCCAGATCGCGGGTAACATAGTGGAGCATCTCCAGTGCATCCACCACGTCGCCCACTGAGGCATCATCTGTCTCGCCATGCACTTCTGAGTCGATTCTCAACCACAGCATCAAGCAAAAACCCTAAAAAGGAATATCATCATCGATGAATTTTTCATCATCCTGATTCACAACCTTTTCGTTGGTTCGCTTGTTGGCAATCGCTGCCAGCCCTTCAACGCCATTTGGCTTTTCATCAAACTTCCTCATGACATCAACATACTCTAAAGATGTCTTGATTTCATCCTGCATCCAAGCTGTCATGCCTTCCCAGATGTCGCACATCTTTTTGCTAGCGTCGGAGCTTTTGTCACGGAACTCATCAAGGTAAGTTTCCAATTCGAAATCCGTAATCTCATTGATAGTGTCCATCGACTGAACGCCACCATTTGGTTTGAACAGACCCGTGATCTTGGGATTTCCGCCACTGGTCAAGCCGACCTCAATGTTAACCGACTTGCCGAACAAATTAGCCATGTCAAAGCCTTCCTGCTCTTCAGGCGTGAAATTACGTCCCCGCCAAGACACAAGATCTTTGCAGAGTCGCGCTTTCTCATTAAGAGAGTTTGTGTATTGATAGTCAATGACAAACGGGCGACCATCAGCCATCCGAATGTTCTCTCCCGTCGGCGCCCCGTCGAGATCGAGCGTGTCGATGATTTCAAAACCGATGCGAACTTTCAGTTTTGGAGCGGGAGCCCCGCCTTGAAAGCTCTCCAAGATTGTGCCTTGATCAATAATTTTATAACATACCCCGAGATATCTCCCTTCTTCGAGATTCTCGTAAGCTGATGTTGCACTAATGATTCGTGCCATACTTTTCTCCTTGCTTTTTTAAGTTGTAAGATCGTATACTATTTTACACAAATTTACAGGCGGCACAACATGGCAATCAAAATAAAAAACAAAAGGTACAGAGAGAAAGACAATTCAAGACCACTGACAGCAAATCTGAAAGACGAATTCGAGGCATTTTTATTTGATCATGGGCTCAAGCCTGATCCAAAGAAGCCGATCTTGTTCGATGGTAGCATCAACCGAGGTTATATCGAGGAGAACGGCAAAACGAAGATGGTTGGCTGGTTCCAGTGCTGGCTGGACCAAGAAGTGCCATTCGGTCAGTTAGGCGACTGGCGCATCGATCAGCAAAATCCGACAGCGAAGTGGAAGCCATCGAACGCAGGAGCGGTTACGCTCACGGATGAGCAGCGCGCTGAGATAGAGCGATTGAAAGCACAGGCTGCAGTGGAGAAGAAGGAAAAGCAGAACCGAGCTGCCAAGCGCGCCCAGAACATGTGGAATCGAGCGCAGGACATCGAGATACACGCCTATTTACGCGCCAAAAACGTCGAGAACCATGGGCTCAAGGCAGATCATAACAACAATCTGTTAGTACCGATGTGGAACAAGGATCTCGACATCGTTGGTCTGCAGTTTATCGCAGAGGACGGCGAGAAGCGTTTCCTGACTGGCTCAAAGAAGCAGGGCTCTTTCTACATTCTTGGTCTGGACGACCTAGAGACATGCAAAACCATCAGCTATGCCGAGGGCTATGCTACGGCTGCAAGTTACTATGAGGACACGAAGCAGCCGACGATCGTCACATTCGATGCCTACAATCTGACGCCTGTTGCAGAGACAATTGTCGAATTTTTTGCCGACAAGCATCACCTGTTCATTGCCGATCACGACGACAGCGAGACAGGTGAAAGAGAGGCAGTGAAAGCTGCTCAGGCCGTGAGGGCGAGAGGTGCAACCAGTGAAGTTGTGATGCCAGTGACGAAAGGCGATTACAACGATCATAAGAACGCAGAACCGACAAATGAAGTGGAATCGATCGAGGGAGAGATTATACCCAGTCTGCAGAATGTCAATGTGCCGCAGTCCTACGAGTTTCAGAGAAACTCTCGCGGCGGTTACCTGAGTACCAAAGAAAATATCCGTGGTGTTCTGGTTGCGAATGACATTAGCGCGCGGTATAACGTCATTAAAAAGCGTATGGAAATCACGGTGCCGCAAACAAACTTCATCCAAGATCTTGCAGAGGAGGCAGCGCTAATTGAGATCGAAGATCGATGCATCCAGATGGGCATGCCGCACCAGCGAGTGAGGGACTGCCTGAAGTTACTTGCAGAGGAGTATAATCCCGTCAAGGAGTGGATCGACAGCAAGCCGTGGGACGGCAAATCCCGCCTGCAGATGTTCTTTGACACAATCACTGCCGATGACCGCAAGCTCAAAGAAATGCTGATGCTGAAATGGATGATCAGTTGCATTGCAGCAGCGTATGAGCCAGACGGTGTGGAGCTGGAGGGCATCTTAATATTCCAAGGCGCCCAAGGGTTGGGTAAGACACTTTGGTTCAAGAAGCTGTGCCCATCAAATGAGGATTGGTTGCTGGAAGGCGCGACAATTAACCCGGCAGATAAAGACAGCGTGAAGCAGCTTGTTTCCCACTGGATTGTCGAGGCTGGAGAGATTGAGAGCACGTTTAAGAAAGCAGACATTGACCAATTGAAAGCGTTTATAACCAAGCGCAGCGATGAGCTACGCCTGCCATATGATCGTGCGTTTTCCAGCTATAAGAGAAGGACCAGCTTCTTTGCAAGCGTCAACCAGCGAGAGTTCTTGGTCGATACAAGTGGAAACAGGCGCTTTTGGGTTGTGCCCGTGACAGCGATCGACAATAAGCATAAGCTCATAATGCAGCAAGTGTGGGCCGAGGTGAAAGAGCAGCACTATGTTGAAGGGGAAAAGAACTGGTTCCTCACCGAGGAAGAGCGGCAATATCTGCACGAAGCAAACGAGATGCATCGCACTCAGTCGAGTGTTGAAGACCTGATATTAGAGTGCGTTGACTTCGAGAGCGAGTACAAGAAACCAGTGCAGATGACGAAATTGCTGCGCGATCTGGGCATACAAAACCCGAGGATGAATGACTTCAAAGAGGCATCGAGGGTGCT